GCAAGACCCTATGTAATTACCATAGATAAATCATCAAAAGAGATTTTATCAATCAGAAGGAATTACTACGAAGATGACGAAAAGAAAAAGAAGCGACAATACTTTGTCCACTACAGGTATCTCCCCGGGTTGGGCTTTTACGGTACAGGACTTATACACCTCATCGGGGGACTTGCCAAAAGTGCAACCTCAATCCTCAGACAACTTATCGATGCCGGTACGTTGTCGAATTTGCCTGCTGGTCTTAAGGCTAGGGGTCTTCGTATCAAAGGTGATGATTCGCCTCTCATGCCGGGTGAGTTCCGTGACGTTGATGTCCCGGGTGGTGCCATCCGTGATGCTATTACTTTCATTCCTTACAAAGAACCGTCATCGGTATTGTACCAGTTACTCGGAAACATCGTTGACGAAGGAAGAAGAATAGGATCGGTAGCCGATATACAGGTTGGGGACATTAACGCCCAAGCTCCCGTAGGAACAACACTTGCTCTAATGGAAAGATCTATGAAAGTTATGTCTGGTGTGCAAGCCAGACTTCATGCAGCTTTGAAGAATGAGTTAAGATTACTTGCATCTGTAATCAGAGATTACATGGATGACAAATATGCATATGAGATGGAAGGTGAGTTCTCAAGAACAAAAGACTTTGATGATCGCATAGATGTAATACCAGTGTCTGATCCTAATGCAGCAACAATGTCACAAAGAGTTATGCAGTATCAAGCCGCACTGCAACTAGCACAACAAGCTCCACAACTATATGACATGGGTAAACTTCACAGACAGATGCTTGAAGTTCTAGGCATACAAGATGCAAGCTCAATTATTAAACTACCAGAGGACATTAAACCTGCAGATCCAGTAACAGAAAACATGGCTATGTTAAAACAAGAGCCAGTAAAAGCGTTTAAGTATCAAGATCATGAGGCACATATAAGAGTTCACTTAGCTGCAGCTAATGATCCTAAGATAAAAGAGATTGTAGGTCAGTCTCCTTTTGCAGGCGCAATACAAGCAGCTTTAGCAGCTCACATAACAGAACACGTAGCATTTCAATACAGAAAAGAGATTGAGAAGAATCTTGGTGTTGCAATGCCTAATGAAGAAAAACCATTGCCAGAAGATGCAGAAGAAGAGTTATCAAGGCTTACAGCGGCAGCAGCAGAAAAATTATTAAAATCAAATAATGCTGAAGCACAACAAGAGGCGGCAAAAAAACAGCAACAAGACCCTTTAACCCAAATACAACAGAGAGAGTTGGCAATTAAAGAGCAGGAGCTAGAACATAAAAAACAAATGGATATAGCCAAGTTAGAACTTGATGCTCAGAAAGCGATGATAAATGATAAAAATCAAACCCAAAGATTGGAGTCTGAAAACAAGAGAGAGGGTGCGAGACTTGGTGTTGCCCTTACAAAAAATTCTTCAGACGCTAAAATTCAATCTGAGAAAATTAAAAATGAGGCTATCGCAGAAGGAACTAAGATAGCAATAGACATGGCAAAAGAATTAACAAATGAGTAAAAATGAAACTATATACACATATATTATTAAAAAAGTGCAGGAGGAAATAGATGTGGTCTCTGACTATCTTTCATCCGGCAGACCTAATAACTTCGAGGAATATCAAAGACTTGTCGGAAAAATCGAAGGTTTGTCCATTTCCAGAGAATTGTTGCAGGAAGCCGAAAAGAGATTTATTGAGGATTAGGGGTTTTCAACTAGTCAATAGTTGTGTATATTTAAAATAACGTTATTTCAGACATTGAGTCTGCAAGGTTACGGTGAACCTAAATCACTGCAAAAGGATCAGAGATGTACTCTGCAGAAAAACTAGAACTAGACGAAGATACTACTCGTAAATTACCTGAACCACAGGGTTATAAATTACTAATAGCAATACCAAAGTTGGAAGAAAAAACTAGCGGTGGCGTTATTATTCCAGACAAACTCAAAGGAATGGAGCAAACAGCTTCTATTATAGGTTTGGTCATAGCAATGGGAAAAGCTGCATACAAAGATGCAGACAAGTTTCCTGATGGCCCATACTGTAAAGAAGGCGACTTTGTTATATTCAGATCATATTCTGGAACAAGATTTAAACTCAGAGGTGAAGAATTTAGATTAATCAATGATGATACAGTCGAGGCTGTAGTTGATGATCCTAGAGAATATACGAGGGTGTAATGGAAAATACAGCAGAAAAAATAGAACAAGAAGTTAATATGGAAGACGAGTCTCTAGAGATTGAGGTTGTAGATGATACACCTGAAGAAGACAGAGGCAAACCAAAAAGAGACGAAAGCGTACCGCCTCAAATACCAGAAGACGATGAAATAAAAAACTATTCTGGTGACGTACAAAAAAGAATTAAACAATTAAAATATGAGTATCACGAAGAGCGTAGGCTAAAAGAAGAGGCAAAGCGTTTAAGTGATGAGGCAGTTACAGCTACACAGAAGCTCATGGAAGAAAATAAGAAGTTAAGAAAAACTCTTGACGATGGTGAAGGGCTTCTGGTTGAGCAAGCTAAAGGAAGAGTTGAGGCTGAGCTAGTTAAAGCAAAACAGGAATACAAGGAAGCCTACGAAGCAGGTGATCCAGATAAATTAGTTGAAGCCCAAGATAAATTAAGTTCTATACAGAACGAAAAGTACAGGGTTAATAATTATAAACCCCCGGTACGAGCAGTAGAAAATGATGTTCCTCCTCAAACGCAAACTCCTGATCGTACCACCCCTAATGTACAGCCACCAACAGGCAGAGATAAAGAGTGGCTTGAAGCTAATAGTGATTGGTTTCAAAAAGATGATTATGAAGATATGACAGGGTACGCAATGGGCGTGCATCAAAAGTTAGTTAAAGCTGGATTAAATCCAAAGCTAGATACAGAAGAATATTATAGAAGAATTGACGATGCTATGGGAAAAGCTTTCCCAGATCATTTCAACAAAGACAAGCAGACCGTTGAGACAGAAGAGGTAGAAGCACCTCAACGAACTGTTGGTTCCGTGGTTGCCCCCGTTAATCGAAGTGCAAAAAAACCACGCAAAGTGCAGCTAACCTCCACCCAGATAGGACTCGCTAAACGTCTGGGAGTTACACCTGAACAATATGCAGCGCAACTATTGAAGGAGTCAATATAATGGCTAATCGAGATTCACGCACACTTGATACAAGAGAATCATCAGAGCGTAAAGTAACTTGGAAACGAGCTAATGCTTTACCAGACCCCGATCCACAAGAGGGAGTAGAATTCCGGTGGATACGCACATCAACACTTGGTCAGAATGATAATACTAATGTTTCATCTAAATTTCGTGAAGGTTGGGAGCCAGTAAAACTAGAAGATCACCCAGAACTTAAAGTTTTACCAGATGTCGATTCCAAATTTAAGGGTAATGTAGAGGTTGGGGGACTGTTACTTTGCAGGAACTCAAAGGAAAACATGGATGCTCGAAGGGAATATCATCGACAACAAACTGCTAGTCAAATGGCAGCCGTTGATAATAATTACATGAGAGAGTCCGATCCACGTATGCCAGTACTCAGACCAGAGAAAAGCACACGCAAATAAGATTTTAAAATTTTAACTTTTTGATTGAGGGAGACTTATATGTCCGCAACAGCAGCTCCTTTCGGTTTAAGACCAGTTGGCAATCTTTCTGGAACTTACAATGGTTCGTTCCGTCAGTATCCAATCCTGAGTACTGAATCAACAAGGATATGTTTCGGTGATCTAGTCAAGTTGACAGATGCCGGAAGCACAACCACTATCCAAAAGGATACTGGTACTACATCAGCAACACCTATAGGAATTTTCTTAGGGTGTCGTTACACTGATCTAAGCACAGGTCAAACACAATTTAATCAGCAATGGTCTGGCGCAGCTCACACTAATGGCATGGTTTATGTTTGTGATGATCCAAATGTATTATTTGAAATACAGGCAGATGGCAGTGTAAATGATGATGATATCGCAGCTAACGCAGCTTTAGTACAAGGAACATCAAATGCAACTTTAGGTATTTCTAGAGTATCACTTGATATTAGTACTGCAGCTACAACAGCAGCCTTACCAATTAGAATCGTAGACTTCAAAGGCGGTTTTGATGGTGATGAAAAAGGTACATCATTTCCTATAATGGTTTGTAAGTTTAATACAGGTCATCAACTTGGTATCGGTGTCGTTTCTGGCAACGCTCCATCAGCAGCTTAATAGGGAGATTGAACTATGGCTATTTCAAGAGCGCAACTCCTTAAAGAGTTGTTACCGGGTCTAAACGCCCTTTTCGGTCTAGAGTACCAAAAGTACGAAGACGAACATGCAGAAATCTATGACGTTGAAAATTCAGAGCGTAGCTTTGAAGAAGAAGTCAAGTTGTCAGGATTTGGTGCAGCACCAATCAAGCAAGAGGGAGCGGCTATATCATACGATACAGCACAAGAGTCTTTCACTGCTAGATATAACCATGAAACTGTTGCAATGGGTTTCTCTATCACTGAAGAAGCGATGGAAGACAATTTGTATGACTCACTATCAGCGAGATATACAAAAGCATTAGCAAGAGCTATGGCTTATACTAAGCAAACAAAGGCAGCTTCATTGCTTAATACAGGTTTTGACACTTTCACAAGTGGCGATGGTCAGTTCTTATTTGATACAGATCACCCAACTGTGCAAGGTGGAAACAACCGTAACAGACCAACATCTGGTGCTGACTTAAATGAAACTTCACTAGAGCAAGCCGTTATTGATATTGCAGCTTTCGTAGACGAAAGAGGCTTATTGATTGCAGCAAGACCTAGAAAGTTAATCATTCCACCAGCATTAATGTTTGTTGCTACAAGAATTCTACAATCAGAATTAAGAGTAGCGACTGCAGATAATGACACAAATGCATTAAGATCAAATGGGTCAATCCCAGAAGGCTATTCTGTTAACCACTATTTAACAGATGCAGATGCTTTCTTCTTGACTACAGATGTTCCTAATGGAATGAAGATGTTCGTAAGAACACCTATGTCAACTGCAATGGATGGAGATTTCAACACAGGTAATGTAAGATACAAAGCCCGTGAGAGATATTCATTCGGTGTATCAGATCCATTAGGTATGTATGGTTCACCCGGTGCATAAATAAAACGATAAGGGGGCATAATTGCCCCTTTACTTTTTCCCTTAACAGTTACATGGTGTAACTGACACTTGCCACGATAAGGAGATTTACATGGCTAATACAACTTTTAA